TGAGTTACATAGACTATTTCATAGAAAGATTACTTGCTGGTAATACACTAAGCAATTTGTGGATTAGGGGGAATCAGCGACAAATATATGATGTAAGTTTAGCATTGGATACTATAGAGGGTAGAGGTTGGAATTTACCCTTAGATCAGTCAGAGTTTGATCACCAGGTAAATAAGGACATGTTAATGATGATGTTGTTAGTGATCAAGGAACTATTAACAACTAGTGGGCTATTCAGGGGGGATATCATGCGGGCCTGGGATGTCATAACTAGTAGATTAATCGTCCAAGATGGATATATTATAGTCGGGACAATAAAAGTTCTGATAGAAAAAGGAGTATTCAGTGGTTGGAAATGGACAGCTCTGTTTGATACATTAATCAATATCGGTGAGTTTATGGTAGCTGTTAAAGGGATAAAGCAATTAACTGGGATATCATTTGAGTATAAGCTAAATGCTCAAGGTGATGATGATGCAATTTGGGTACCGACGTTAGGGATATCCATAGCTATTTGTGAATACTATAGAGGAATGAACTTAAAAATCAATCCGGCGAAATTTTTTATATCTAAGCATGTGAATGAATATTTGCGGAGGGTCTACGATAATGGGATCATTATGGGATATCAAGCTAGGATGTTGACAACACTTTTCGAAATTAACCCCATAAGAGAAAGACCGCAATCACAATTAGGAGAGATAAGTAGTTTGATAAAGAATTACGTTGACTGGCTGAAACGCAGAGATGTTTGGCAAGCAAGGAAGGGCACAATTTCGAAATTGGGATTCAGTCTGATGAAGAACGACTTACTGAATACTTTGAAGACAAAGTTACTGCCTGCGAGATTCATCTTTGGGGATAATGTGATATCATATCTCGGGATAGGTGTAATTGATATGGAAAATGGATTGGACTACGGGGAAAAGCAAATATTAAGTGATTTAGATAATAATGAGGAGAAAGTAGTTCTGAGGGCCTTTAAAGGTTTAATCTCTAAGGACAAAAATTCACGTAATACTATCTATCTTGGTGAAGCTGGGAGAACCACTATAGGAAGATTGATTAAAAAGAGATTACTACAAAGAGGCAAGCACTTTGCGCTGATAATGCCGGTCGGAAGTGGAAAAACTACCTTGAGTAATAAATTTCCAGAGTTTTTATCGGACAATGATAGAAACTATACTGAGGCTATGTGGGAAATCTTACTGCCTAAGATTCGGCAGAGACAGTGGAAAGATGTTAAAGCATTACACCTGAAATTTATAAGACAGACGAGGC